TTCACATAAGTAATCCACTTCTTTTAGTTGAAATAACCCTATTTAGTTATCCACCCCCTAAAGTCTCTCTTTTTTTCTTTATAACTTCCGCTATAAAATTAGAATCCTTTTTTTTGACTCCTTTATCGAAATCTAAAAATGAAACGTCACTAGAATCATTAGTATCTATAACTAATGTACCATTATCGAATAAAATATCTTCAAAAATCACCCCATCTTTACCAAACCTAGATTTAAGTATCGCCATAGTTGCTCTACCCTCTTCTTTTTGTTCTAATGTTTTAGCAACAGAAACGATAAAATGTCCGATTTGTCCTTTTTTAATCGAACCACCAATCATATCCGCTTGTACGACATTTGCTCCAATAGAACTTCGATTTCCTTGTATCGCAGTCCAACCAACAATGTCCAATTCAGATATCATAGTTTCGAATTGTCTCATAACGTTACCTTCACCAGACCATTCATCCTTAAATTGTTTTGTAGGTGCTATACAATCAATATAATCTACAAAAACAATATCTGGTTTCATACCATTAGATGTTAATTTTCTAAGGTATTGTTTAATTTGAGGGATAGTGGTTCCATCACTAGCCATTTTCTTCAATATTAGATTCCCTTCTTTGTTTTTAAGAGTAGGTATGATTCTACTTACCTCTTCTTTATTCTCAGTTAAGTCACTTAAAGGTATTTCAGTCCAACAAGTCAAATGTTTTCTCTGTATAACTTTGGGATTGTCTTCAAAGAATATCTGAACCACATTATAACCTAAGTTATATGCAGTATTAGCCATTCTAGTAACCAATGTTGTTTTACCAACACCAAAAGGTGCTAAAATTACACCTAACTCACCCTTAGCTAACCCACCATCCATTAGATTATCTAAACCTACTATACCAGTTTGTATAGGTGATCTAAAATCATCACTTAATACATCTTCTATAGCGTGAAATACATCGATACCATTATCAGAAACATCACCAATAGTTAAAGCTTGTTTTAAAATCTCTTCACACTCTTCATATCTATCAAAATCACCAGTATCTAATATTTTCTGAATCTTTTGATTAGCCTTCTTAAGTTCTTGTTGTTTGCAGAACTTAATAGCGACTTCTTGTGTATGTAAACAGTCTTTACTATCGGAATTAATAACTTCTTTTACCATTTCTAAAGCTGACTCTCTAGCAATTTCCCTTCGAACTTCAGCTTTAATTATCTGGTTTATGGTTTCATATGTAGGAATAGTTTCATAGTTATCCTTATAATCCTTAACACTAGCAATAATCAATCTTATATACTCGTTGTCAAAATAATTCGGTGAAATGATGTCTATAATACTTTCTGAAAAAGTAGTATCCTCTATCATTTGTTTAACTAATTTAATCTGAAAACTATAACCTAAATAACCTAAGTCTTTAACTTCTTTTTTATCCATAACTCTTTTTAGTTTACTTATTAATAAATATGCTCTCTAAGTTATAATCACAATATTTTTTCGTATAATTTTTATGACTTAACCCCTGTTGTACTTGATTGGTGATTACTGGTAAAATTTTTCTTATATCAACATCATATCTGACTTTTGGAGGGTAGTCATTACCAGAAAAAATCTTCTCAGCTACTACTCTTTTTTTGTGTAAAATCTGAAAAGTAAAAAAGTCTTCTTTATCATATATATTCTTCATCTCAAACTCATCAGAAGCGTTTTCTTCAGCCGTTGTATAAAAATATGGGTTATAGTATTTACACATATAATCATATGTTTTATTCTTAAAATGATTTTTAAGGGTGTCAACACAGTCATCAATTAATTCTTTCATCTCCAATGATCCTATAGAACTTTTATTGAAGTTATAGACTGGGAAATTTCTCCCTACAATTGGGTTTCCGTTAATTAAGAATAAAAATTCATACGGAAATGTTTTATACACTTTTTTCATCGTTTTTTGTTTTTGTTTTTAAATAATAATTTTTCTCTTTTTTAATAATTCTTAAAAATGGTTGTAAGAAATTAATATAACCATCCGAACCACCCGGTATAGCCATCATTAAACCATCTTCTATCATCATATTAATTACATTTTTAACCTCTCTACCTTCTGGATCAATAGTAGTTTCAAATAAGTAATCTAATTCTTCCTTAGAAGACTCTGTTAATAATGGTTTTTTAAGGTTTATTATCTTTTCATTGATATCGTAGATGTCTTTTCCTTGTACACCTACTGTAACTCTATTGATAATATTGTCTAACGTTTTCAACCTTTTTTCTCTTTCGTTCTGTATTGTTTCAATCTTAGTGATTATATTTTCCAATGTCAAAGTTTTTTCCACTATTTCGGGAAAATATTTTTTTATTGTTTTTTCACTAATACCTTTAATACCTTTTATGTTATCACTAGTGTCACCAGAAATCATCTTAATTAACTTAAGATTGGTGTAGTGATGATCGAAATGTTTTAAATAATTATCTTTAGTGACAATAGTCTTTAGGTTAATAACGTACATACCAACTCTATCATCAATCAACTGACATAAATCTCTATCGTTAGATATGATTACTACCTTCTCATCTTTTTTAAGTTTGGAAATATAATAAGCTATAGAATCATCAGCTTCTACAATATCGTCTTTAAACTGTCTTATAAACAATTCTTCACAATATGACATTACCCTTTCTTTTTGAACGTATAGTTCAGGGTCAGATGGAGGTGTTTCTGTATAGAAATTCTTATCTCTGTTGGATTTATAATCTTTGTAAATGTCGTACCTTAACCTACCACTAAATCTCCCATCCCAGAACACATAAACCCTATCAAAACGATATTCTTTTATAATCTTCCTTAACATAGTTAAGAACTGAAAAATACCGCCTATATGGATATCCTTGTTGTAAAGATTTTTGGCTCCAAAATAGGCGGTTTTTAATAAAGAATCACCATCAACTAATAAAGTGTGGGAATATTTTTTCTTTTTACTTGGGATTTTCACTAATCATATATTATTGGTTTATAAAATCAATCATCAGAGTAATCAACAGGTGCCTCAATAAAGTTTTCATCGTCTTCTACAACAAAATCCATTACTTCATCACCTACGTTTTCAAATACTTCTGCCCAATAATCTTTATGTTCAGCCTTATAACCATCAATAGCGTTTTTATCGTCTTCGATAAATCCATGTGTGGTTGCAAGTATCCTACAATCAGCATAACCTAAACCATTCATATGGTTTTTGTGTATACCCACTTTAGTTCTAATAGCGAAATTAACTTTTCTACCTTTATTAGTGGCAGATAGTTTAGATATTCCAGCATTCTTTTGGTTACCAAATAAGAATACTAACGCACAAGATAAGTATATGGACTGACCACCTTTTGGTTGTATCTTTGGTTGACCGAAAGGGTTATCTGGTAACTCAACCCAAGGTTGGTTTACGAAAATCATAGAGTTAGTATACGGTGCAGTTTCTTTTCTAGAAGAAGTAATTCTTTGCGCCATACCCATTCCCCATTTTTCTGAGATAGTCCTAGCAGTGTGTTGGTTACCACCTTTACCATCAAAACTCATTTTACAAGGTATAGTACCTATAGAGTCCCAACAGAATAATATATCGTGTGGTATCTCACCGTTCTTTTGACCGTCTAAAACTTCAGTTACGTATTCAAATGCTTGTTCAATATAGTCAAAACCTAACTTATATAGTAAAAATCCATCCCAATAACCAGTTACCTCACCAGTCTCTTCGTCAATCTCTTCTACATAATCAGTTTTTAACCCCATCTGTTTAGCATGTTCAAAACTAAATTTTTGTTCAGTAATTATGAATATTGGTAGTATACCCTTTTTCTGTGCATCTACCGCTGCTTGTATTAAAGCAGTTGTCTTTCCTGTGTCTGAATGTCCTAATAACATATTAATTTGTCCCATAGCAGGACCAGGTAACCCTGTCGCCTTTTGGAAGGATTCCCCCAAATCAAAGTATTTTTGTTCTTTATACTTTTCTTTAGAGGAAAACTTTTTCCTTATAGACGAAAAATCAGACGTTTTCTTTTTTAAAGGTTTCTTTGCCATAACTTATTTAAAATGGTAATTCGTCTTCATCAGAACCATTAGAATCTAAATCTGTAACTAATACATCTTCTTTTCCCGTACTTTCTGACGAACTAGACATAAATGAAATCTCTTTTTCTAATGAAGCAGATTCAACCTCTTCTTTATCTTCTTCAGAAACATATATCTTTTGTTCTGAATCCCATATAGGGGTTTTGTTTGTGGCAATAATTTCTAAATACTCTAATGTCTTCTTAGCGTAAACATCTTTATATGTCTCTTCGTTACCCATCCAATCTTTAGCCTTTGTAGTGTCGTCAGTTAGTAAATTAACGTCATCACACATAATAGAATTAACAACAGAGTGATTTTTATCATTTCTACCGGCTACAATTACGATATCTCTACCTTCTCTTGGGTCAGTAATATCACCCTTTAATTTAAATAAAGGTATTAATTTATCCATTACTCCGTCACCAGTCCACTTGTGTTTAAATCTCCAATGTTTAACACCGTCTTCTTCGTTATCTCTATCGATACCTTTAACAACATACCATTTACGAGGGTTTAACCCTTTAGCTAATTCTTTAGCCTTTTCAGAACCATCATCCAATAAAGCTTGTCTAGCTTCACACATAGGACAACTTTCTCCATCGTTCATTTTAGGACAATATATCTTAGGATATGTACCATTTACTTCTTTTTCATGGAAATAAGCCTCAGTAAATGGAGATTCATCACCTTTTCCTGGTAAGATTCTAAAAGTTTTGGTTGAGGATTTTACACCCTTCTGTAATTTTTCTGTGAAGTACTTTTTAAGTCTATCTTCGTTAGAAATTTTTGATTTACCTTTCGATTCAGTATTTTTCTCATACTGTGAAAGGATTGCGTCTAATTTTTTACTCATTTTTATATTTTTTAAATGTTTATTAGACAATAGTACTAATAAAACCTTAAAAAGTCAATAAGTTTTTCAAATTAGTTTATATAATTATGAAATTTCTTCTTCGTTATCAGAGTTAAAAGATTTTCTAATCTCCTTTTCATCGTAGTTATCTACATCACTCTGATTTAAAGTGTACTCAGTTTCTGGTTCAGAAGCATCGTACCCTTCTTTATCTGCCCAAAAATCTGTTAACTTAACACTATATGGGAATGAATCCATTGATCTCATTTCTAACCTTTCGACTGGAGTTGGATTTCTTTTTTCAATTTCTTTTTCCAATTCATCTATCTTACCAATTACCTGATCCATACCACCAACTTGTGATTCTAATTCTGATAATTTACCTAATAGATCATCCATTTTAGTACTTAATCCATCAACAGATGATTTTGTCGCTTCTGTTTTATCAACTATATCAGTAACATCAACCTCAACAGTCTCTTCACCACCCATACTTTCATCAGCAAATTCATCTTCTACTTCTACAGTTTCATCACCTACTGCAAATGGGTCAGTTTCTAAGTCACCAGCTTCATCACCTACTGTAAGTGGGTCTTCTACTGTTACATCAGTTTCTTCACCTTCTGGTGTTTCATCAGTATCAACCGCAAATGGATCTTCTACTTCTTCATCTCCAACAGGATCTTGTTCATTTAATATACCGTCAAATAGTAAATCGGCATCGTCTTTTTCTTTAGTCTCTTCAGGCACATAGAAACTATACTCCAACAACTGTTGGTGTCTTTTCAATTCTTCTGATAATAGTTTTTTCTTATCCATTTCTTTTTACATTAATAATTGTCTACCATCGTTTGTTTTGTAAACTTTATCTACTCTTTCAACGATTTCTTTACCATCGTTAATAAGACATTCATCACCAACACACTCTTTTTCTTCAGTTTCGTTAGTGTTTAAAAAATTATCCAATTTATCCTTAAGAACGTCTTTATCATTTGTACCTTCTACATTTTCCATAATACTTCTTTAATAATAAATATAAAATTATTCAGAAAAATCACGTTGTATTCCCATTATTTTTAAATTACCCCTATTAGACAATATCATTTTATTTTGATAATTGTCCCAATCTATTTTATAATCTTTATAATTAATGTTACCACTGGCAATATCACTAAGACTCTCTATTAATAAGTTCAAAGCGTTTATAGTGTAAAAACACTCACCTTTTTTATGTACGATTATTGTTGTTGGGAAAAAAGATTTTAAATCAATCTTTTCGTGTTCTTTAAGATATACCCTGTATGTAAGGATTGTTTTATTCTCATCGTCACAGTTATAATGAAATATTTTTTCAATCTCTATACCGAAACGTTTGAGAATATATTTTTTAAAACTTTCTACCTTATCTAAATATACAAAAGATGCTAATGTAATACTTTTATCCGAATTTTCCATTTTTATAGATGTAAGGTATCAATTTATTCTTATATTTTATTTTATATAATAAACCCTTACTTCTATTAAATATCTCATCAGTTACCAAAACATTATTATTTAATTTTTTTATTTTATTTAACACTTTTTCATGTTTATCTGAAATGTAACCTATAACATTCATATCAATACCAAATATTATGTTTTCACCATAAATATAAACCATATTTTTGTTACTTATATAGATAACAGATTCATTTAATGATAGAATCTTTTTTATGATTTTTCTATTTATTCTCTTTTTACCATGTAATAAATCTAAATACACATATGGTATATTATCACCAAAATTATTAAAACATAACTCTTTAAATTTTTCTACATCAACTTCGAAATCAACTTTTCTTTCTTTTTTACTAAATGTCCAAAATAATTTTTGATTAATCTTTTTATGTAATATTGAAATGTCTTTACTGATGAATTCTTTAGCGTTATCCCAACCGATTATTAGTGTTGGTAAATCATTATCTATAGATTCTAATTCACTACAGATATTGAAGTTGTCTTCTTCAAATTTTAAACTCGATACTATATTTCCAACGTACATAATTACAAATATAGTGATTTTATTTTAAAAAGTTAATAAAATTATGGATTATTATCATCTTTTAGGTTAAAAGCCAATAAAACAGCTTCGAAAGCGTTGAAAGTTGATTCTATGTTTACACCTGAACAGGATATCTCATTAGTTAGTGCGAAATCGGAAGAGGTTCCCTTTCTATCTTTATCAGTTCCGTCTCCACCAGCCGCTTCATATGAATTTTTATATTGTTTTTCAGTTTCCTTCTTTTTTGGTTTTTTATTTTTCCAAACATAAATAGATGCTATGAAAGATTCGAGGAAATCAAAAGTAATTATATATGGATATGATAGAGGATCTAGTAGTATTGGGGATTCCCCTAAACTACCGGACATATTTGACTGGCTATATTCAAAATATTCTCTTCTTCCCGTAATATATAAATACCCTCTAGGTTTAAATCTCCAACCATCACCAGGAAAAATATTATAATATGTTAACCCACTTATAGTTGCTCGAGCAGCTTTCTTTTCATCATCCGTACTGTCGTTTGATGATTCTATCTTTTTATTGGAATTGTAAACATTATATTCTTCATTACCACCTTCACCGATAGGTAAATATGCAACATCTGTTAAACCAGTGAACGTTGGTGTGCTGGCTAATATACCTTTAGGGGTGTTATCTGAGGTGTTTAATATGTCTTTAAATGGTCCTGATGGTGGTGGGTTTACACCATAGTACCTTATTTTTTTATGATAAATCGTACTATCATCAAACTTTGCCTTTTCTTTTTCTCCACCCCAATTGGATTCATTATTTTCTAAATAGTTTGACTGAGCCATTACATTAGCTAAAAACATACAAACTTGTGAGTTAGTTATTATTTTTTCTTTTTTAAGGAATGATTTAACTTCATTTAACTGCGTTTGAGTTTCTGCTGAAGAGGAGAGTTCTAACCCTTTTACATTATTAAAATTAACACCAATTTCTTTAAATTTACGTACAGTCCATTTATCAAAATCAAAACCTTCCTGTGGATCTAATACACCAATATTCCATATAGGGTTATTGATTTGTTTATTAATAAATTCAATTTTAGGGATTTCATTAGTTTCATTTAAATCTAAATCTATATCAGCGAATATTTCTTCTGTAGGTTTAGTTATGAATTTAGATTGCCTAACACCTTGAAAATTTGTAGTCATATGGTTTGGTGATATACTATGATTTACACTAGTTATTAAATAAGCTCCATTAAAAAATGGTACATTTTCTAAATTAAAATACATTAATGGTTGTATGTTCATACACCCTAACGCATCTACTTTACACGTGTAAGATCTAGTTTTAAATAACTTAAGTAAATCTGTACCCTGATAAACCTTTTGAGTACCTCCTCTTTTATCCACTAATTCTGATAACGCTTTAAAGTATTCACCAGTTTCTTTATGTTCTTGTTGGTTTAAGGACACATTCTTAAATATAGTTTGATTCTCAGCACCGAACGCTACCCTAAACGCAACTAATGAATTATTACCATCTGCAGTTAAATCTGGGGTTGGGTCATCTAAAGTGAACCCATCATTTGCAAACTGATATGTACTTTCTTCCCCTATATCTAAAGCCTGTGACGCACCGCCAACATAAATACAACAATATATTGGACCCGAAGATGTATTATTACTAAGAGTGGTGACAGGTTTAAAAATTTTAGCCACTTCATCTGCAGATTTATAATCTAAATACGTTGGTAATATCTGAAATAAGAAGTTACTATCTCTTAATAATTTTGACATAAAGAAGTAAACGCTAGTTTGTAAGTTACTACCTAAAGTTAAAAAACTACTAAGGTTTATAGTTGCCGTACCACCTATGTCGTTCCACCCCTTATCTATGAACTTAAAATAATCGTATAAAGACTTGTCACCTCCTCCGCCACCACAGACATTAAAACTTTTCTCTGTATCAGAAACCCATTTATCGTTTACATTTTTAAAATAATTATAAATCTGTAATTTAATTTTATTAGTTGTTTTAGAAGACCTTGCCTTTGACATAGCATCAAAAGGATCACCAAATTCCTCACCATTACCATCTAAGTTATCATATGTAGATAAAAACCCAGTAATATAATTTTTAATGTCTGATTCACTAACTTTAAGATTTTCTGGTAATCTATTAGGAGAATCAACGTCAAAAACTGATGGCGCCAAAACTATCATATTAGACATTTCTTTTAAATTATTAACTATATCTATAGTTGAGTTTTTTATTCGATCTGAGGGTATGATGGTATTAGAACGATATGTCCTCATATCCGTTTCAAAACTTGAAAATAATCCACCATTAACCCAACTAGTAAAAATATCAATAAACATTCCTTTTGTCTGTGAAGGCATATTTAACAATTCTGGTTCTATTGGAATATCTTTATTTTTTTTATCCGTTGTAGTAAAATACCCTAATTTAGTTAAATAACAATTTTTTGGAGATGAAAATTGATCGTGAGTTGAACAGTTACCGGTTAGTGGTATTGACCAATCGACTCCGCCACCATTATTGTTTTTCCACAACAAAGAACCGATAAAATATAAATAATATTTTGGTAGTTTAATTACTTTAGCATTATTATATTTTCCATTCGGAAACGCAACATTTAATACTGACTCTCTGAAGGTTTTAAATGGTAGGGTTGATAATAATAAAACTGCTTTAGAATAATTATCGTTTTGTTTTTGGTAGAAATCACTTTGTATTAAAAATTCTGAATAATCACATTCATCATCAGAATTAAAATTTGTTCTATTTAAAAATAACCCCAATTTATCGTCTGATGTTGTACCGGTTAAATCAATACTGGATAAACTATTTATTGTAAAGGTTCTGTACTTACTGTTATCCACACCCTTTAATTCCTTAGAAACTTTTGAATCCCAAACATTATACCCCAAATATGTAACTATGTTACCATTTTTTAAGTTTTGACTCCAATATTCACCATTAGTATTTGTAACTTTATCATCTGTAATTACACTATATCTTTTATCCGACTTAATCTCATTAGATAGTCTTTTAGCGTTATTAATTATTCCGTCATATTTTTTCCCAATTAAAATATAATCGACTTCTTTTTGGTTCGTTCCTCCAATATTAATACCACTTATAGATGTAGGTTCTTCTGATTTATAAACTAAGTTTCCGTTTTCGTATTTTAAAGATTTACCAAATTCAGTACCTAAAATAGACGAAGGGAACCCATCCCGTATTTCTTTTAACCTATTTTTATATCTATTTTTAATTTCTGGTGTTATAAATGTTTTATTTGCTGCCACACCATCTAAAGCCGCAAATCGATCATCTGTTCTTTGTGTTTGATCCCACTTTGAATAATTTTTTAAAATAGACACCCTATTAAATAAGTTTTTAGAAATAAAATTATCCATAGATTTGATATCGTTTAAAGGTCCAAAAGCAATCCATGGGTTTATTTTATAATCGATGGGGTTTATAGGGAACCAATCATCAGTATCTAACCCATTTTTAAGAACAGAAGCTTTAGTAGTCTGTTCCAATGACTTAGTTTTGGCAACTAAAACATCATAAACTTCATTTACAAATTTTACTTCAGGAAAATCCGAAGCATCCAAACCCTGTGACTCATCACCAATATAAATCTCTTCTAAACCATCTTTATCATTCTCAACATAAACCGATGGCCAAGCAATAGGTGTTTTGATTTTATCTGGTACGTCTGTCTGAAACCCCCCTAAAACATCCGTTCTATATGATTTGTTAGATTCAGATGGGTTTGCAGCTTCTTTAGAAATATCATATATTGTAGATGTCATTGCTTCAGTATTATTTGTGATAATTCTAAAACAATTATCAATTGTAGGTTTAAACCCCAATGTTGTTTTAAACTTTTCGGTGATATCATTATTTATATTTTCCTGAACTTTATCTATTTCTATTTTTCTTTCTTGTTTTAACTCTTCTATAGTACCATTGACTCTATCCCTAATTTCTCTAAAATCTACAACTAATACAAATGTGGAGTCAGTTATCCCAACACTTTTTTTTGGGAGAATTGACTTATCACTTATTTTATTACGAAACGATGTCATATTGAAATTAACATTAGTTGGTGTTGCACTATCCTCATAGGTTTTTGTTAAATCTAGCGTTGTCCCAGTTGTAGACATCATATCTAAAACTAATGATAATTTTTCAGGTGTAACCTTAAGATTTTCGTCTTTACTTACTACAAATTTTTCCCAATAGTTTTCTAAGGTTGGTATGTCATCTACAGAAAACCCAAAACTTTTTAACATAGATTCATCGTCAACTAATGGAGTGTTTCCTGGTTTTGAGTTAAACGCAATAACATATCCATAATATTCGTTTATTATATTATACAATGTATTCATATAAGTTTTAAACGATGATTGTTGTGTGGAATTAATTAATAAATAATCCCTAATAGATAGGTAATTAATATCCTTTTTTAATATATTGTCATTAATAGAAGATTGGGAGATATTAGTTTTAGTATTCAGTAGTTCGTAATAGGTTTTAGTTGGGTAAATGACATTACCCTCTTTATCTACATACCCATACCTTGCTTTTGTTTCCTCTTTTGAAATAGTTCCATCTTGTTTACCAGAATCGGAAGTTTTTCTTATTGGAGAACCAATAAAGGTTTTTATAGATTTTAATAGACTTAATTGCCCATTTATTTGTTTTAATCTATCTAATTTATCTGTTTCTGATTTTAAAACCTCCGTATCTATTTGTAATTTAGCTATCTTAGTAAAAAAATCATCTATTTTTCTAATATTTAATCCCTGACCACTTTGGATTTGTTCAAGGGTTGCTGAATTAGACGCTGACCCATCACCTATTTTTACTCCCCTATCTTTAGCATCTTGTTCATCAAATATTTTATTTAGATTTTGAAAACCTCTTTTAGTATTGACAGCCCCTATTATGTTACCAATGTTCATATCGTTAAGAAAAGCTTGTTGAAAACCTAAAAAATTGGCTGAGATGTCAAAGTTACCAGTAGTACCATCAAAATTAGATGTCCAATTAACCATATGTAAACAGTAGTCTATTGACTGTCCAAAATATCCTTTTACTGATAGGTTAAAAACTGGATAAGGCATCTTAAAAAATACACTATACGGTGATAACCTTTTTTTATCTTTAATAGTATCAAATAATCCAGCTCCTCTAATATCAGTAAACGTTATATCAACAACAGGAACTAAACTAGCGTTGTATTTAATATCAATACTTTTAATACCGAAACCTTCTAAAACCCCCCTACTTTCCGTTGGTCCCAACCCACCTATATTTGTCCAACTAGTTGTTGAGTATGTTTTTTGGTTTTGTGGGTCTAATTTACCACTACCATCATACTTTATTTTAGTGGATATAAAATCTACAGAATCTTCTACACCGTTCTCAATTGGGGTAGTTTCCCCGTCAGCATTTGATCCACCATAAACAAATCTACTTCTTGGTGTTGCTGAGAACTTAACATAGATGAACATATCTTCAGGTGGTATCATGTCCCTACCCGGTGGGTTAGGGTCAACGATAAATAAACTACCTTTTTGCTCTACTATTTCTTTACCCATGTACTATTTTTTAATCAATACCGTTAAGTAACTTATACTTTTCTACCGCTTTAATATATTGTTGTATACTATCTGTTAATGGAAAAGGTATTCTAATTATTTCTTTATCGGGTATGTTTTCTTCAACACCACCGTAAATAGGGTTAGCTAATAAAATTAACCACCCATGAAATGGGTTATCATAATATTTTTGACTTAATTTATCTAACCTTGTTCTCTGAGCGTTGTAAACTACTGTTTTATCAGAATTTTTAGGTTCTATTTTTATAAATGGTAATGGTTTATAACCACCATCCACTTTAAAGTCTTGATATCTATCGAAATATTGATTTCCCATTTTTATAATTTTAATTCTTTTCCACCATAAGTAAACTCTTTTATGTGGGACTAACCTTTTATTAAATTAATTTAGACCCGTTATAAGTAAACTCTACCGTCTGCTTACTTCCTTTTTTATTTTTTGTAAAAAATGCCGTAACCTTTACTGTTGGTTGTTGTTTTCTAGCTTTTATTAAGTCTTTTTTTAATTTTTCAAGTTCTTTTTCTAATTCTTTCATTTTTTTAATATTAACAGTAACTGAAACACCATTACCAATTTGGAGTTGTAATGCTGATAGTTTGATTTCTGCTGAACCAATGGACTTGAGGATATCTTGCTCGGGTTCTGATGCTTCGGATATACCATCAATGCCGGACGACCATTCGGATATGGGGATTGAAACCTCTGTATCATTTGTATCAATATTCCTTCCTGAGTCTGGTATAGTTCCTTTACCATTTACCCTTACTGTATATGATAATAAATTATCTTTATCTACTTTACCATCTATTTCTACTTCTGAAGGTTTTATCTCTTCTCCTTCTGAATTTAACACTCTTATAATAATATTATCATCAGATGGTTTGATTTCAATGTTATTTTGTGATTTTGTCGAGTCATCGTCACCAGTTTCTGAATCTTTTAATTGATCAACTATACCTTCGTTTTTCAAAAAATCTGTTAGTGCGTTTGTATCAACACCTACTTCCACCTTTTTTGTTCCCAATTTAATACCAGGTACA